GATATGGTGGACGGATGCAGCGGCGCTTACGCAGATTTAACCTACAAAGGCCGGGCTGGACTAAGTTTCCTGTAACGCCGTCAGTCTTGGAGCCCGTCGGCTTCTTGATCGTTGTCGCCGGCATCGGATTCATCCACATCCCCTCCGCCATGATAATCGCCGGCCTCGCCATACTCGCCGTCAGCTTTATACTCGCAGAGCCCCCGGCTATGGAGGCGGGAGAGTAGAATGACCATACTGCACCGAGGCATAGCGATGGTTACGAAGGCCCCCGGTATCCCGATTGCTCAGACGGCGGGATCCATGACCAGTGCCTTCGGGGGCATCCTCTCCAGTGGCGTCACCACCAACAAGGCCCAACAACTCAGCACCTTCAACCAGGTCGGGTGGCTATTCGCTGTTATCAGCCGCATCGCGGAGGCCGTCGCGTCCAGTGAGTGGCAGCTTTACAAGCGTAAGGGTCGGAATCGTAAAAACTGGGAGCTGATAGAGGACCACCCGCTCATGGACCTCTGGGACAACCCGAACCCGTTCCTGGATCGAAACATCTTCTTTGAAGTCTCTCAAATGTACCTGGAGCTCACCGGAGAGTGCCCATGGCTCATCGTGCGTGGGGGCTCAGGGCTTCCGGTAGAGCTCTGGCCACTACGCCCTGACACCGTTCGACCTATCAGGCACCCCACCGAGTTCATAACAGGGTACATGTACAAAATGGGGTCATTCCAAACGATCCTACAGACCGAAGATATCATCCACATCAAGAAGCCCAGCCCAGTCGACATTTACCAAGGCATGAGTATCATCCAGGCCCTCTACCCTGACCTAGATGCGGACCGGTACGCGGCTGAATACAGGCGAATGTTCTTCAACAACAGCGCGGAGCCCGGCGGTATCCTCGAGTTTGAGCAGGGCCTCACCGACGAACAGAGAGACCAGACTCGGCGCAACTGGGCAGACCACCACAAGGGCACCAGCAAGGCCCACACCGTGGCGATCATCGAACGTGGCAAGTGGGTAGAGCGCAAGACATCTTCCAAGGACATGCAGTGGGAGCAAGGTCGGCGCTTTGGCCGGGACACAATCATCGGGGCCTTCGGTGTTCCTCTCAGTGTGATGGGCATAGCAGAGGATGTGAACAGAGCCAATGCCGAAGCTGGCGAGGTCAGCTTCGGACGATGGACAGTCAAGCCCCGGCTCCTGCGTATCCAGAGAGCCGCTAACACCAAACTGGTCCCTGCCTTCGGAGAGGATCTTAGGTTGATCTTCGATAACCCAGTCCCAGATGATAATGAGTTTAACCTGGGACTGGCCGAGCGTGGTTACAATAGTGGGTTCCTGACTCAGAACGAGTCGCGCAATACGGTTGGCTTTGAAGATGTGGATGGCGGGGACGAGTTCAAATCTCCACCTCCGGACCCATTCGGACTCGGCACTATGGGGGACGAGGAGGACGACGATGAGAGTCCAGAAGACAACGAGGAAGAAGAACAAGAAGAAGATCAAGAAAAGTCGTTATCCGACTGGCGAATCTCTGGATCCACAATTAAGTCGATCGCTGGCGAAGAGCGTAGGATTCGACGACAGTGGCGAAAGCGTCTCCGAGTCGAGTTCTCGGAAATAATGTCCTACCTGTCCAGCAATTGGGAGACAGGCAAATCTACTACTAAGATGGCCGTCGGTGACATCGATCTCTACAACTGGGACTGGTGGGAGAAGTACGGAGAGGATGTCGTCGACGAGCTCACCGATGCCTTCGACGCGGTCATAGGGGAACAGCTCCCGGGTGGTATCACCGACCACGCTCACAGCTTGTCAGTCCAGTACGCGGAGAAACGCGGAGCCCAACTTCTGAAGCTGACCGGATCATCGAACATGGTCACGTTCACTCGGAAGAGGGTCCAGACACTTGTGGCCGAGACTTTGGACAAAGGGGACTCTCTCCAAACCCTGCAAAAGAAACTGCGAGAGGACGTAGCGTTCAGCCGGCAGAGGGCCGAGACAGTGGCTCGGACCGAGACCGCTACTGCCTTGGGCCAGGGAGCCAAAGAAGCGGCGGTGATATCCGGGCGTAACGAGAAGCACTGGCGCACCCAGTTCGATGATCGGGTGGACGCGGACTGCCTGAAGAATGAGGAACAGGGCTGGATTCCGATAGGCGATATGTTCTTCTCGGGACAGGAAACGGTACCGGCTCACCCGTCCTGTCGGTGCGTGGTAAGTTACCGTACCAATGAAGATCGGTCCAGTCCCAGGTTCGAGGTCCGGTGTGCGGACTGCAACAAGCTCCTGGATAGGACCCCGATTAATCCTATGAAAGGACCACAGCTCCGGTATTGCCCCAGGTGTAAAAAGCAGACCGGATCTGTGGGGTACGTCCTAGCCTAATGCCGTTTGCTACGAATACGAAATGTCGCGACTGCCTCACAGAGAACCATGACCATTGCGACGGGACTCGGGCAAAGTCTGTAAGGAGAAATGGTACTCGAAATGTGTATCCGTGTGAGTGCCACCTCTGCCAGCGGTTTACCGTTGGTATGGTCTCTCCGTTGTGGTCCTTAGAGGCAGATGGGCTCAACATCGATGGGTGCATAGCCCTCGCCGGCGAAATTATCAAGTCTGGTGTTAAGGCATGGGGAGCCAGCTACCTTACATCCCAGGACGGGATTCTCTGGTGTACAAAGCTGGGCCTCGATCCCGACGGTGCTCACCGTTGGGCCTTGGCAAAGTATCCGGAAGAGGGTAGCACGCTTAGAGTGGGTAATAAAAAGAAGCCTTCCAAGCCTGCCGTATACGGCAAAAAGAAAGTTGACAATCAAACCTCCACCGTGGTATAGATGTAGTTGTCTACTTACGGCTAGTGCCACTAGCCGTATTCACAACAGAATATAGGCGGCCAGATTCCCAGAGAACCGCGCCGCACTTATCCGTGAGGCCATTGAGCCCGACTAGCAGGACCACCGGACCTGTCAGAGTCGGGCTTTTTCTTTGTGAGGTGTCTTGGATAATCTGAGTAAGTTCATACCGAGCGAAGAGGTAGATACAAAAGACCTGGGTGAAGGTCGTATCCGAGCCATCGTATCGACCGAATCCAAGGACCGCGATGGCGACGTTATCAAACAAGCCGGCTGGGACCTCCGCGACTTCATGAAGCACCCGGTCTTTATCGCCTCCCACGAGTATCGAAGTCTTACCAACATCATTGGTCAATGGGACAAGATGGAGGTCAAGGGTCAGAGGCTTATTGGGGAGGCCACCTATTTTCTCGAAGGCCCCGGCAACGAACAGGCTCAATGGGCATACCACCTCGCTCAGTTGGGCCGGGCCGCATTTAGCGTCGGGTTCATCCCTGACATGTCCAAAGCCGAGCGTGTGGGAGATCAGGACTCGTGGCCCATGAATTACATCTTCAACGGTCAGAAGCTCTTAGAAGTCTCCCAGGTATCCATTCCCAGCAATGCCGACTGCGTCCAGATCATGCGAATGGTCAAGGACGTAGACGAGGATGCTCTTGCCTCGGGTCGAACCTTCGAGGCTATATGGCGCAAGATCGAGGCCCTTGAAGAGGACATGGAAACGCTCCTGGTGCCATACCCCAAGGACCACGACGACCAGATCATACCAATAGACTACGCCGCCCTCTTCAAAGAGGTCTGGCCGATTCAAACCGAAGGAAGGTGTAAGGATGCCTGAAGTAATTGCAGTTCCAGAGACTCCCGAACAGATGGAAGAACTCTTGAATGATCCGGGTCGCTATAAAGAATTTATCTCTAAGCCGGAAAACTTCAAGGAGTTCACGAAGCGGTACGCTACCGCCTTCCTGAAGCAGGACAAAGGCGAGTCCGAAGGCCAAATGCGAGTCATGATGGCCGAAGAGTTGAAAAAGTTCTACGATGAAAGCGAAACTCTTATGACTCCGGAGGCCAAGCGAGCTCTGAAGCGCCTGCCTATGAGTTCGGGTAACGTGGCCGGCAACTACACCGACATCAGTGACGTGTACAAAGGGCTGGGAATGACCCGTCACCAGCAAAGGCAGATCGCCGCGACCGGCTCAGGCGTTGGTATGGATTCCTTCGGAGAGTTCGAGGGCTTCCGGGACTTCGCCCGAGCCATTAGTCCCCACGTCACCTTGAAGGGTATGGATGCCCGGCTGAAGGTGCTCGGAGAAGGACAGGGGGATCAGGGTGGCTTCCTTGTACCGGAAGAGTTTCGGGCAGAGCTCCTAATGGTCGCTCTGGAAGAGGCCATTATCCGGTCCAGGGCCAGGGTGCTCCCGATGGCCGGCTTGACCGTAGCGATCCCCTCTATTCGATCCACCAGCCATGCCAGCAACGTCTTTGGTGGGGTGACCGCCTACTGGACTCCAGAGTCCGGAGCCATTACCCAGACCGAGCCCAGTTTCGCGCAGGCACGTCTGACAGCCAAGAAACTGCTGGGCGGGACCCGGCTGAGTAACGAGCTCCTGCGGGACTCGGTGATAACCCTGGAATCTCTGATTAATCAGCTATTCGGGTCGGCGCTGGCCTACTTCGAGGACGACGCCTTTATCACCGGCATAGGCGGCGGACAGCCCGTGGGCATCCTCAATGCCGATGCTCTGGTGACCGTTGCCAAGGAGACCGGACAGGCCGCGACCACCGTGTTAACCGAGAACGTCATCAAGATGTTTGCCAGGATGCTCCCCTCGAGTATTGCCCGTAGCGTCTGGATTATGAACCCGGACGTACAGACTCAGCTCTACACTATGAGTTTGAGCGTGGGCACCGGTGGGGCGCCGATGTTTTTCCCCGCCGGCGGTATAACGGGCTCCCCCACTCCCACGTTGCTAGGCAGACCGATCCTCTTCTCCGAGAAGGCCGAGACCCTGGGGACTTCTGGCGATATGTACCTGGTGGACCTGTCCTACTACCTCATAGGCGATCGGCAGGCCCTGGAAATGTCCAGCTCTCCCCATGTGCGATTTAACAACGACGAGACCGACTTCCGTTTCATCCAAAGGGTGGACGGGCGTCCCTGGATTGACTCGGCCCTGACCCCCCGGAACGGCTCCAACACTTTGAGTCCGTTCCTCGCTCTGGCAACAAGAGCATAAGTAGCAACCTAGTGAGGACGCCTTAGCCATGGGGTGGGCGGACCTGAGCAATAGGAGGATTGTCTTAATGAGCCAGAGACTCAGTGAACACGCCGTCTTTGACATCGTGAGCCCGAGCGGTACGGACGTCGGAGGCACCACGGCCAGTACCGCATGGCGTTCCCATAAGAACCACGTGCGCGTGTGTACGTACGTGGAGCTCGGTACCTGGAATGGATCGGACGATCTTGACCATTGCCGTCTCGAAGCGGCTCAGGACACTTCTGGTACCAACTCAGGGGAATTGACCTCTGACGCCTCCGGTGGTAACTACGATACCGATAACCCAGTCGACGCCGACGGGGACTTCGTAATCCTGGAAGCAAGAGCCGAGGACCTGGACGTTGAAGGTGGGGACGACTCCATCCGTACCACTGTCGGAGAGGACGGCAATACCGGCCAGGACGACGTGATGGCCGTCCAGGTGTCCTATGGGTACCAGTACCCCCAGAAGCAACTCCAGGGCGTAGCCGCTACCGGCTCCAAGGTCTACGTCGATCCCAATACCTAGAAGGTAAGTTGATGCCAGCTACGGTGTTCAAGGGTAACAAGCGAGAGGTCCCCGGTGATCTGCCGATACTCCTGTGGCGGGATAAGGTCCTTGAGTATGCGGCCTTGGATCTCTCGTATATACCCTGGCACCACGAGTGGATGGAATACCTTTCGCCGGCAGAGCTCCAGAGGCTTCGATCCAAGGCTCTTGTATGGCACGAGGTGACAGGGACGTGGCCCGAAGAGATAGTGTGGTGGTGGGAAGTCCGCATGGCCAGGCGCCGTGGAGACATCCCTCCCACGGTAGAGATCGCGGTGGCCCGGATCGATGAGCAAGGAGTGCTCCATTGTGGATACTGCCAAGCCCGTTGGAGCCCGGACCACGATGGCACCCCTCACATGGACCGGTGCAAACTGTGCGATCGTATCTGGATAGTAGTCGCAGATGAAAGGATTGAAGAACATGGTTTTGAAAACCAGCCAGCCTAATATGGGAAGCGACAAGTTGTTGTACAAGCACTGTCCCAACTGCACCAAGGGCTTTAGGTCCATCGATGGGGATGGTAAAGAAGATCAGGTTCCACCGCATTGCAAACGCTGCGGTTGCCCCATGTACGACAATGGCGGGCCCGACGCTTTGGCCTTTTCGGAGGCGCAGGCCAGAGGCGAACACCAGCCGGCGCTAGCTGCTATGGGCGCGGCGTCCAGAGGATATACCCCGTCAGCGGCTTTCGGGTTGGAGCAGACCGGTTCTGTAGTCAATGTACCGGAGGATTAGTGGTTAAGAGGTCTCTGACGGGCCGAACGAGTGACCTTCCCCCAATCTTCCGAGGCAATCAGAAAAGGCGTGAGAAATGGGCGGTCTTAGTATTTCACGCCCACGACGACCTAATCGCCATGGCTCAGGAACATGGCCCTGTTGATAAAGCGATTGCCACTGATCTTCTGGTAAAGGCCATCGCCATCGTAAACAAGAGGTACTGGAATGCTACTGAGTTACCGGAGTAATAGGGACGGCTCCAGCCGCGAGTCCTCTGTTAGGGGGCGTGGGTTAACTGCGCCCCACGAGGACAAGATGGTCCATTCCAGCCAAGCCGAACAGAAACAAGGGTTAGAACCCCGAAAAACTAGGAGGCGCTATGCTGAAACTACTGAGAAGTCCTAATCTCCAGGGTCCGTGGTGGATTATCTGCCTGGTAGCCATCTTCGGAATGATCGACATGGCCAGAGGCCACCTGGGTATCAACCTGGGAGCCTTTCCGAAGTTCTACAAGATGCTCTATATCCAGGTGCTCGTGTACCAGTTCGGTGCTATCGGCTCCTCAGAGGCCGCAGAACGCTCCTGGAACCGTCGACAACGCCGGGCCTTCTACTTCGGGGTCCCGCAACGTGCGCGACACCTCTACTATGACGTTATGGCCAAGAGGATTGGTGCAGTGGCAGTGGCCGGCGGCGCGGTGACTATCAGAGGTGCCAGAAGCGGCCTTTTCTGGAAGCAGACTCCGGGTGCTCTCCCTGTAATCACTGACGCCACGTATTTTAGCGGCAACGTGTTCTTCGTTGACAGTAATACCAACAACGGCGGGACCACGGCTGGCTATGGCTTACACCCTGACTCCGCGTTCACTGATCTGGAGTCTGCCATCGATTCTCCTGTCTAC